GGGGGGAGAACTGGCGCTGTAGTAATTAGCCTCTTAATATTACTACACTATTATATTAACATATAAATTTTATTATGTCAACTATTTTTTAAAATCTGCATATCTTAATTCTCCAGATCCTTGTTTAATATATGCATCGCACATATCTTGGAATACGCCTGGATATAAATTACCGATCGATTCATAATTACCTTCACGATTTGGTTTTGTCCAAGATTCAATATGCAAATGTTCTGGATACGAATCTGGACCGTTAGGACCAACACCGCCAATAATACCGATAGGTTGACCACGTTGTACAGTATTACCTGGCTGTACAAATATTTGAGACATATGCATATACACAATCGTTTTATTTGTACCGTTAGCTGCATTAACCATAACAGCATTATAACCCCAACCGGTATCGACTACTGTACCATCACAAATCGAAAGAATTTGAGGTTTTGGATCATTAGGTTCATAAACAACGTCCATGCCTTGATGTACATGACTAGATCGTTGTTCACCTGGGAATCCAGTTAACTTCATTTGACTGATACATTCAGCTGGAAAGAAGAAGCCCCATTTATCATTATCGAATTCAGATGCATAAAATTCATTAGCAATTTCTTTAAAACAAATACACAATTCAATTAATCGAGCAAAATCATTACTTGGTGTAACCGGCAATTCACGTTTTTTAGTTTGATTAATAGTATAAGGTGAAGCGAATGTTTGTAATTTCCATTCAGCTTGGTTTTTAATATTGAGACCAAAATATGTTTTAGATTGGCCACTACCATTATCACCGCCACTATTATCCACTAAACCATATACAAAATCTAAACGCGTTTTTAAATCTTCATGTTCATGGTTATTTGAATTAATTACTGTCGGATCTTTTGTTGGTTTATCACCAGCAATATTAGAATCAGTACCTGTAAAATATGCTAATGCAACTAATAATGGATTATCGATTAAGGATTCATCTTTTAATTTTTTAGTCGCTATTTTAAGTTTAGATAATACATCTTTATAATCACCGACGTCAAGAATACACATAATTGATGCAATAACTACAGAAGTAAAGTCTTTATGCAATTGAGCACTTTCTACTTCTTTCTTCATTTGCATATATGTTTCTTTAGATTTAGCAATATTCTTAGCTTGATCTTTATAATGTTGAATATTATTTTTAGCATCGTTATAAAACTTAGTAAATGTCGGAATAGTCTTATCTTTATCTTTATCGTTATTAACAGCTTGTGATAATTTTTCTAACTCTTGAGCTGTATGATAAAAGATATTATTAGTATTGCCAAATAAAGATGATCCTGCTGCATAACCATTACCATACATAGATGAGGAGTTCATAAGAGCAGATCCATCATCAATAATAGATTGTCGCCAGTTAATAATCGGTACCTGTTCTTCAACTGGTACAAGTTTCCAATCCATTTTGAATCCGTCAGGCCACTGTTCATTTAATAATTTTTCAGACTGATCGTTAGATTTAGTCAACGAAGCACCTTCATTAATATTAGCTAAGCGTAGCGGTTCTTGATATCGTTTAATATCAATAAGATCACAATAATGCTTCATATTACTATAACTTAATTGATTATCGTCTAATAAAACAGATAAATTAGCACCGACTTGATTTAATATTTCATATGTCTGACCAATAATCGGTTCTAATCTAGTCGAAGTCATATACTGATCGACTTGAGTTTGCATGCCGTCAGTTACACGATCATCAGTTAATTGTCTAATCGAAGCATATTTTTCATACATAGTATTGCCACCATAGTACATATCGTTAATTGGCACAATACTAGCAAGTCTAAATAAATAACGACTAATAGTCGACAAATGATTTTCGACTTGAACCATACGTTTTTCAGTATCAGATGCTGTTTCTAATAAAGCTTTAGCCGTTTCCGTTTCAAATTCAGTAGCTTTAATATTTTCTTTAACGATACGAGGCATATGTAATTCAAGATCTCGAATACGTAAATCGACAGGAAACGCATCTTTGTTATTAGGCACCATACCAGGTGTCGGCAATTTAACAGCATTATCATGTTTTGTTGGATCAAATTGAATTTGCCGTTGCGCAATACTTTGCACTCGATTAATTTGATACTTAGCACTATCGCTACCATAAGCAGCAATAGATCCTAAAGGCAATCCGACATCAAAACAACCTTTATCGTTATTTTGTGTTTCATAAGCATAACGAGGAATACTTTGTGATACTTCTTCTTGTTTCTCAGAAGCCGGCTTAACTTCTTTAGCATCTTTAACAGTTTTATCGTCAGCTGTATTTTTATCTAAATTAGATTGTAAAGCCCATTCAGGTATTTGATTATATACAGAAACAATATCTGGATATACAGGTGCACAATACGTTTTACCTTGTGCTAATTTCTGTACCCTATTAATATCATATACTTTAGGTGTTTTCTTTTTACCAACTTTGGAAACTTTAACGCCACTATCTGATGGCGCTGTTTTACCCATAGCTGTTGTAGAACCTGCTGCTCGAGATCCTGCTGGTACTTCACCCATAAAATCATCGTTAAACGGCTTATTGTTCACAAAATGATCGTAAATAGCAATTGCATAACGTTGACGTTCTTCTAGCGCACTACCACCAGAAACTTCAAACGAAGCTTCATATTCTTGTGTAGCAGCCGCTACATCGGTAGCTTGCGTATATGTACCGATTTGTTTCCACATGCTACTATAAGAATCGATATTAGTTAATTCCCATAAAGCATAATCAATTTGAGACGTGATACTATCTTCTTGACCTTTAAATTCATTAATGAATCGAGGCCAACGATATTCTTTATCCCATTGACATAAGCCATGATGAGTACCATTATCGGCATATATATTAAATGTCGATTCTTGCATTACATTGCCGAGCATAGCAGCGGCAGCAACATCGCTAACGCCTTTAGATTTTAAATGTTTCCAGCAAACTTCAATATTTTCTTGAACTGTAGCCATAATTAATTTCCTCTAAAATGTTTATCGATAAGATCGGTATATAATCCATCGACTAAAATTAAATCGTCAGGAATAATTTTAATCATAGCATTACAATACATACGAGTAGCTCGAAAATCTAATGTTTTACAAGCCAAATCTTCTAAAAATTGACCATCATAACCACGGTAACTATTAATCGTATCAATAATAAATTTTTTATTATCATAATCGACTTTAGAAGAATCACCTTCGGCATCATATAATTTACATTCACTATTATAGTGTAATGGCATTGGACCATTTTTATCCACTTTAAATAAATGATTAAATAATTTTTTATAAGATTCATCACCTAATTGATTATTAATAATTAAATAATCAGCATACATTAAATATAAAATATAACGTAATTTTTTAGGCGATATAGTCGAATCAATTTCTTTAATATAAGAAATAATATCTTCAATAGTATTCATTATATATCCTCATAAATTAAATAAGCCTCAATTAAGAGGCTTTAATATTATAATACTTACATGCATCTCTAAATTCTTTACTATCTTTATCGAATAGTAACAAATTAATTAAATGATTACAAGCATCTTCTAATTTCATATGATAAACCTCGTATATTTAATACTTCAAATATATTACTTTAATTAAATTATATCATATAAAATAAGAAAAAGCCATAGTTTTTACACTATGGCTTAATCTTAAGGTATTTGAAAAGAAGAGAAGAGCTGTTAAAGTATTAATTTTTTTTATGGAGGATTTAATCACTTTAACAATTATATTATATATTAATATTTATTTATCGTCAACTTGTATTAATTCACCATCAACAACTTTCCATTGATGACCAGGCGTAGCATCTTTACCGACAATATCTTCACGTCTCATATGATCTAAACTGTCGACAAAATCATTGACGATATAATCTTCGACTTCATCATAATAGTTATTCATATACGAATCTTCTGGATACGGCTCGCAAAATTCAGATTCAACTTGATCCTTCCGAATTTTTTGATACTCTTTAATACTCATCACACATCCAGTATTAATATGCTCTACATAATATTGCGGATATGGAATGCATTCTCCACTAAGATGACTTACTACTAAGTCCTGTGGCCAAATGACTCGTCTTATTTGATAAGCATCTCTCATTATATTAATCCTTTATATTTAACATGTTCATAAGGTTTGCATAATGTATATTACGGCCGATACCTTAGTAATACTAATATTTTAAGATTAGCATTGTTAAAGTATCGATGTAGAATTTAAGTAGCAGCTATTCTACATCGTAATACTTTAAGATAAATATTTCCAAAATATTAAATGGAATACTGTAAGCAAATTTGATTTAATTTAAATATTGTATATAAAAGAGATTCTTGTGTTAAAAATTGGATGAAATTATATTAAGTCATGTTTGGGATTTTGCGACTATAACAATATTTAATTCTTGGCCGCCGCACTATTACACACTTTATGAACAGTTTTATGATAAACAAAATATAAAAATTAGTATAATGTATAAACCAAATATTTTTAAAGAATCATACTTAAAAATATTTTGAAATGATATATATGTTTTAGAATAAAAATTTAAGTTTTGTAAAAAGTGCGTCGGCAATGTTCAAATCAAATATAATTTATTTGTTTAGTGTTCTGCTTTTAGGCAGATTCCACCGTCTTCGCATAAACGAAGACAAGAATAAATCTGCTTTAGAGAGATATAAAAAAAATACAGATCATATATAAAATATGTCTGCTCTCATTCACTATTTCAGTTATATTAACCGTTCTCTTATTACTAAGAGTCTTCGTTAATCCATGGTATTAGTCGTTAAGTATCTAACCCTGACATTCAATCGTTTCCAATTAAACCATGTTCCATTGTTCCTAGCCTCTCTATCGGAACTTAATCTAAGAATAGATTTACTATCCCCCGAACCATACTTTTAACCATATAAGCATATGCTTACGTAGGCAACGGTCTTTAAGTTCACCTTAACCGCTGACGTCAGTACTAACAGAAATAGTGCTGTTGTACTTCCGGATCCATTCTAATGAATGAGCTGGATCAGACTTCTCATTTTATTAGTCAGACCTTATATTAAGATACTAATCAAGGGATCCACCTTGGTCCGGTACATAAAAGACTCTATTGAAAGAGGCTAACTTCTATATACTAATTTCTTTAAGTACATTATATATTACTAAAATTAGTTTGTCAAATTATACAATTGGACTTCTTTTTCAACAGGATCGCTATGCTTATTAATCATATATATTTCACGTCGTCCATCAAGATCGATATATATTTGCTTGTAGTCTATTTTAGGTTTGCGCAATTGTTTAATATCAAATTTAATTCTATGCAATTTATATTGCTCAATATCAATTACTTTCTCGACTTTGTCAGCATATTTATTAATTTCGATTACATTATCGTCATTGACATATTCTTTTTTATCAAGCATGTCTTTAAATATTTTATCAGTCGGATCATCATAACCATTAACCATAGTAGAAAGTCCTTCGTCATCGAAGTCACCCTCCAATACTTTTACGGCTTTAATACGTTCGGCCATATAATTAATAAGACTTTCTTGAACAGTATGTTTGTAATACATATAATAAATCGAAACATTATTTTTCTGATTTAATCGATAACTTCTTCGAGAAGCCTGTCTTAACGTAAAGAATCGTGAATCAAGTTCATAAAAAACAATTGTAGTAAAATCTAATAGATCTAAACCTGTTTGAACAGCTGATGGATTACAAATTACGGCGCGCACACCAGCTTCTTTTTGTTTTTCAAACCATTGAATACGCTTATCAGCTTTAATAGACTTAGGTAAAATATTTGTTTTAATTCCTTCTTCTTCAAGGCGTCTTAAAATTTTATCGTTTACCATATTTGTTTCATCAAAATATGTATAAATTAATACGCATTCATTATCATGATGTTTAGCTATTTTAACAAGTTCTTCTAGCTTATTATTAGAATTATAATTACAAGAATCTAAATTAAAATATTCACCATTAGTTCTAGAAGGGTTATCTACCCATGCCGCTAATCTATTAATAGCAGCATATTTAGCAATAGACGGAATATTCAGGCCTTTAATTTCTTTAATATATTTATTATATTGATCTAAAATTCTATTATCAAGATTGCAAGAAATAATAGTTTCTGTTAATTTTGGCAATTCTGAACTGATATCGTCCATATTCATAAATATAGAATTATCACCTAATAAATCAGTAAAAATATTAGGATTAATACCAGGCACATGTTTATTACGATCAAAGTAAGCAACTCTCATTGACTTGTTTTCTTCGTCATAACCATATAAATCATTATTACCAAAAGCCTTTAATTCAGTATAAGTATTTAAATCTTTTTCGGTAGTGCCGGAATATTTTACATATTGAGTTTCGATCATACCATATTTATTTTTAAATATTCCTTTATTAACGTTAGTTCTTTTGCCTTCAAATTTAAAAATTTTGGAAGGGAAAAAGTTACGATATGCATAAAAAATATTATCAGTATAACCATTAAATAATGTGCCAGTTAAACCTAAAACTTTTTTTGCGCAACTAGCAATCCTTTGTGCACCCTGACTTTGCATACTGTCACTTAAAAACTCATGCATTTCATCGATAATAAAGAAATCGATATTATGTCGACCTTTACGTTGAAGATACCAATCCAAACTTACAAAATTTTTAACTTCATAGCGCTCTTCCTTAAGATTTTCTAATTCAAATATATTTTGATTATATAAAACAGATCTAGGAATATTCCATTCTTTTCCAAATTTTTTATCATTATCTAAATAAAGATTAGTATACAATACAGGACACTTTATTTGTTTATGTGCTCCTTTATAAATTTTATCTTCATAATACATATAAAAAGTAGAATTACAATTTACTAATTGTCCAGTATAATTACGAAAATAAGTAGAAATAGATTGTTTATCTAAATTATATTTATTTATTTTTAATCTTTTATATAATTTTATTTTGTCATAAGGAACATCATAATAAATATGATAATTATGTCTAATTACTTTAGGATTAATTAAAATAAAATTGTTAGATAAATGTTTAGATATTTCAGGTTCAATATTATTTATATAATTTTCAACACTATCGCATACAAATATTTTAGAGCCAGGGGATAAAATATTAATATCTTTGAACCATTTTTCATTTAAATGAGGCGGGCATAAAACAAAAATATTTTTATTTTTGCCAGGTTTATATAAATTAGCTACGCTAATTGACATTACAGTCTTACCAGTGCCTGGTTCAGAAATTAAGAATCCTGTTTTATTTTTCTTAAGATATCTTGTTAATCCATTAATAATATTTTTTTGATTAGTATATAAATTAAAATCTCGTTTATAAGATAAATAATCTACATATTTTTGAACTTCTTTATCATATCCTTTTTCTGGATTAAATGTAATATCAGTTACATTGTTTAATGCTTGAGAAAATTCAGAAATATTTTCTGTAATAAAAGTATTTATATCGACATTTTGATCTTGATAATTTTTAATACACAAATCACATTTTACAGAACTAATATAATCTCGTAAAAATTTAGAATATTCATCATAACCAGGAAGTTTAATTACAGTTAAATTATGTTCTGGAAATTTAGAAATAGATAAAGAATTTTGTTCTTGAAAGAATAAATTAATTAATTCTTTATTTAAAAATAAATCATTTTTCTTTAATAAATTATAAAAACAAGAATAGATTAATTCATAATTATCATTAATAATTTTATAATCTAATTCATCTGAATAATCTAGATGAATAATATTATTAGAAGTATTTAAACAAATTATATATCCGGTTTTATCTTTATAATGTGTAAAATAACTTATTTTACTATTATAATTATGATTAAAGAATTTCGCTACATTTTTTGTATGTTCTGAACCAATAAAATTTAATGAATGATTATAACTATGAAGAGAAGTTTTATTATAATTTCCAGTATTTAATCCATTTTTTTTAAATACTTTACAAAAATTTTCAAATTCAAATTTTGTTGTATTTTTTACTTCAAATAATAAAAAAATATCTTCATTTTGATATAAGAAACAATTTTTATCAATTAAATTTTTATTATCTCTCGTATCTCTATAAGTACAAGGAATTTGTTCGGTATTTTTTTTAACATAAGAAATATTAATATTCATCAGAAATATCCTTCCCCTGATTTATTTAAATAATTAATTCTAGGATGAACAATATTTTTTCTAATAAATATATTGTTATCTTTTCTAATATATTTTTCTTTTATACGATAAGATCCTTTAATATAAGAATTATTAATTCTACAATTAAGTTTATCGTTTAATAAATATAAAGGAATATATTTTTTAGTAATAGGTAAAATAGATTTAAAATTAGAAGAATCAAGTTTATTATAATTTAAATTTATATCGACAATAATATCGTTATCATTAATAACATTTTTATGGTCAACTTTTTTATTTTCAAACAATAATTTATTTTCTATAGCTGGAAGTTCATTATATTTAAATTTATATAAACTATAATTATCAGCCGATAAAATACATTGACCATTGTTTACTATAAAAATATTACTTAATAAAATAATATAATTAGAACTTTTTTTCATTAAGTCACTAGAATAAATTATTTCAAACTTATAATTATAATAATGACTTGGCTGTAAGTTTAGAATAGTATAAACATTGCAATTTTTAAAACGATTTCTTTGTACAATATTTTCTAAAATATTTCCATTATATAAATATTGTTTACAAGTTCTATCATCATCGTATATAAATATTTTATTGTTTTTTAAATATATATTATAATATAATTTTAAATCTTCATTATTTTCTATATCGAATGCTGTATTTTCATAATTTTGAAGAACATCAAATGGATTTTCTAATATATTTAGTTCTTTAAAATTAATATATTTTCTTAAATTAGGAATATTACTATCTATTTTTCTAAAAAATAATAGAATTTTCCAATATAAAGTATTCCAAAATGCATAATATTCAACATTAGAATTATTTATTTTCTGATAAAGATAATTTAATTTACTTTTAAATTCAAAATTATTTTTATAGGGTTGCATTAAATCTATGAATTCATTTAATATTTCTTCGTTAATTTTAAAATCAGCAGATGCATATTCTATAAATATTTTTTGTTTTTTTAAAATGTCAATATCATATCCAAGATATTCAACAATATAATATGCAAAAATAATTTTGGCATATATTTCTGAATTTAAATCTCTAATATTTATAGAAGATGTATTTATTTTTAATTCATTAAAATTAATAGCAAATATTTTATTATATTCATTTAATAAATCATTAAATAGCAATTAATTCCTGCTCCTTATCCACGTTTATAGAACTAATTCGTGTTTTACTATTTTTTAATTCCATATAATAATTAAATAAATCAACATTATTTAAATTAATTATAGATTCAAAAATATTTAATTTAATTAGTTTTATTACTTTTTTAGTTTGTATTTTATTTAATAGTTTAAAGAAATTTTTATTATTCATTTGTTTTAATAATATATATTCTTTTTCTGTAAGAATTTTATCAAATCCAAGAATAATTTTATTATTTTCTATTTTAGTTTCATATTCACTATCAATAGTTAAATAAATATATTCCATTTGATTTTTAAATAAATTTTCTAATTCATAATTTTTATTATAATAATATGGATAATAATATCTTAAATATGCACCAATATAAGTTAAATAGGCATAAGCAACAGCATGAGACTTGTTATATGAATATTTTGTTGCATCATAATAAATATCTTTAAGTTTTTTAAATCCAGTTTCTTTTATAATTTTATATATAATATTTATATGTTTATGATCTTTATCTTTCATTAGTTTATATGCTTCTTCTGGCGAAATATAATTACTCATTAATTTTAAAAATTGTTCTTGAAAGATAATCATACCATATGTATCTTTAGTAATAGAATCATAAATTGGATTTATTTTTTCAACAGATCTTTTACCGCTTCTTCTTAATAAGTAATCATTTTGTTTTTCTTTACTACTTCGAATTAAAGAGGAAGCTTCAACAATTTCCATAATTGATTTAGGATAAAATGCATTAATAAAATTAGCACTATATTCTGTGCCAATATTAAATAATCCATCGACATGATTCATAGTATTCCAAACATTAGAATCGTTGAAATTAATAGTACATTTTGTTTCATCGATAATATTAAAATATTTATTTACTGCGCGGCTACTTAAAATATCATATTTATTTTTATGCGGAACATTTTTTCTACTGATAGCATTAACACCATTAATATTCTTTATGAACTTATTATAATCATTATGTAAATCAATACATATACTATTAGTATTAACACGATTAATACCATTAGAAGCACTATCATATATATACCAAATATGATCTTTATATTTTGTATTAAGATAGTTCATAAGGATATGTCTTTTATCTGGATCAATATCGATATCGATGTCTGCATCATGACCAGAAGCAAAACGTTCAAAGCTTAAATTGTATTTAATCGGATCGATTTTAGTTATACCTAATAAATAAACGACAAGACTACCGACACTGCTACCGCGACCATATCCTAAATAAATATTATTTTCTTTACAGAATTTACAATAATCGTGAACAATATATAAATATTCACCACGATCTTCTTTAATTAAAACATTTAATTCTTTTACAAGCCTATCGACATATACGTCAGATAGCTCAAGTTCATATAAACGATTGAAACAAGTTTTAATAATATAATTAGAAATCTTGTCCATATGACGTACCTTTCATAACAAAAAAGCGGCCCATAACGGACCGCTAATATCACATATAAATATATAAATAATTATATGCTTATATCTAATAGTTATCTAACATTTTTAAGTGATGGCAAATAATGAAATGCATGATATTGCAATTTACTTACCAAGTCGACTACTTCTATATCTGAATTAATATTTTCAGTTTTAATAATAGTATGACCATTTTCTGTAATTTCAATATATAATTTTTTAGTTTTATTTTTCATATTTATTCACCAATGAGATGCGGCTAAGGATAAACCTTAACCGCAAAACAAATAATAAGGATATGTCTCTATTAATATTATATTAACATATTCAAATATTGTCAATTACCAACAGTCAGGACAAACTACTTTTCTTGTCTCGGCGTCGATAACTGCACATTGGTCACAAATTACTTTTCCACACTTTGAACATTTCATAATGTATTGACGATCATATTTTTCGCCACATTGTTTACATGTTTTTCGATATGGTTTGCGTTTTTTCTTTTCCATCAAAGTCCTAATTCTTTTGCTAAATATTGTTTTAGCATAGCATTAGCAGCTTTGTCATCTTGAGTACTTCTTAAGGCATCATATATATCGTCTTTAAAATTATTAATTATTTGCGTTTTTTGACGCATTAATAATTCGACACAAGGTTTTACCTTATGGTACCAGTATGGAGCCCTCTCGGATTGAATATAGGAAGATAATGCTAGTTTCTTTTCGATAGATATATCAGCTAAATCTTTTTTGTCTGGTAGAAAAACGACGTCAGGATATAATTCATATTTACTAAGTTCTTCAACAAGAATATTGACGCCTTTTTCTCCTCCAGAATCTCCATCTAATAAAGCGACTGGTTTTAGTTGAGATTGTAAAATTAATTTAGCATGATCTTCAGTAAAGTCAGTTCCTAAAGCGCAAACACAATTTTCTAATCCATATTTACTAGCAAGAATTACGTCGAAACAACCTTCAGTGATATATATATAATCATTTTGATAATTAACGTAATTCATACCAAATAAATATTTACTTCGATTAAAATATTTATTATGATTGTCGATAAAATATTTACTATATGTATCGTCAGTTAATGCTCGTTTATTAAACGAAACTAATTTTCCATACATATCATATAAAGGAATAGTAATTCTACCACTTGTATCATAACCAAGCTCCCATTTAAGAACATCGTCTTTTTCAAGTCCTCGACTAAGTAAATATTTTTGAGCATCTAAATTAGATTTTAAATTATTACGATATTTATTATTCAATTCATTGTTATAATTAATTTCGTTTTTTTCATATGAATCTAATTCAACACCAACTATTTGCGCAGCTTTAGCAACAGCATCTCTAAAAGATGCCTTTTTTCCATTACTATTTAGTATCCACCAAATAAAAGCTAATGCATTACTTCCATATAATCCTTTTTCAGGATTTTTCTTTCCGTTATGACAACCAAAGCATGTCCAGGTATAATCATTACCTTTTTTAAAAATTTTAAAACTGGCAGTTTTATCGTTATGATCTGGATGTGGACATTTTCCAGACCAAACATTACCTTCACGAACAAGTTTAGTATAGCTACTTGCTAACTCAACAAGATCTAACTTTGATTCGATTTGATCTAATAAATCTTGTGAATATGCCATTAAATTATTTTACATAAAATTGATCGGATTGTTCTTCATAAGAGACACCGTCTAAAACTTTGTCTCCCAAATAAACTTTTCCGTCTTTAAATTTAAGATCTTTTTTGAGTTCTGACCAACTAAATTTAACAGTCGTTTTAAAGTATTTATTATTATCGACATCTTTAACTTCTTGTTCAAGTTTTTCATCGTCATGTTCGATAAGATTAGGTTGCTTTCTAAAACCAGCACTGCCTTCGATAAAACGAATACTTTTTTTAGAACTATTTTCTAATTGATCAATGATGTATGGTTGTAGAATATCTTGCAATCTTTCAATTTGATAATCTAAACTATTTTGTTCTTTAGCTAAGAACATCTCGACTTTGTCTTTATATTGACTAAGTGCTCTTTTAGCTACATCTTCGACTTCAGTTTTTTGTTCTTGCAATTTTTTAATTTTACCAACAACATAATTAGCTTCGTCGACAGTTGTAACAATTGAAAGATTGTTAAATTCTTCACCTAGAGATTCTTCTAAACTTTGAATATAACTAGACTTAGTTTCTTCTTCTGGGAATAAATTTAACATTAATATTCACCTACATCAGTAGTTTTTAAATTAAGTGCTTTAATGCGTTTATCTAAACAATTAAGATAATCAGTCATATATGTTAATTGTTCAGACATAATTTCAAAATGCTCTGCATTTTTATTATCGTCAAGATAGCGAGCTAAACGATTAATTTTGCCAGCAAGATCTTCGCGCTCAGCTAATAATCTAGTTTCATGTCTTTCCATTTATGAACCTCTTGTTAAATAACAGCAGAATAATAGTCCTACAGTGATAAAAGCTGACCAGAAGATAAATACATTAGAATCTAAATCTAATTCATTCCAAGACTCTCTTATAATGCAGTCTATTGCTGAAGCTATTACTAATCCAGTAAATATACTGAATATATAATGAATCATAATCATTGTTTATAAATTATTTTAGTAATTTCAATTCTATCTTTATAAATTTCAATATTCTGATTTATTTGAATACTATTTTTAGTAAATTTAATATTACTAAATTCAATAAAATCATTCAATGAAAATATAAAGAATAAGAATAAAGATATAGAAATAATTAAAGCCAGAAATATTTTAAAGGAGTCTGTCATTTTTTAATTATCTCATTATGATATTTTTCTTTTTTATTAACAATTTTTAATGCTATTTCATCGTAACTATTATTAGCTATCAATTGATATACAAAAGCAGTATCATGAATACTACTGGCACGTTCAATACGTCCATGTCGTTGTGTTTGTACAAGATAACTATCGGCAGGTTCCATCTCAATCATATACTTAGCTGTACTAAGATTTATGCCCTCGTTCCCAGCTCCAGAAGACAAAAGTATATTACATGTCTTCTGTGACGAGAATTTTTGAACTTCGTTATAACGTTGTTCGGAACTCAGACCACCGTGTACTTGTGCAATCTCTATATTTTTAAATCGTTTTTGAAGATGAGCGATCAATATATCTTGTAGCGATCTAAATTTAGAAAATACACAAACTTTATCGCCTTCACTAATAATACTTTCGACAAGATCTAAAAATAATTCGATTTTTTCACTTTTTTCTCCAGTGACATATTGTTTAGCGGCAACACTGTCACTATAAGATAAAAGTTCATCGGTTATTGTTATTTCTTGAGCGAATGCTTGTTTCATTAATATTTGATTATCAAGGTCAGTAAATTCTTTATTTAAACGAGCTTCTTCGATTGTATTAAAACGATCCATCATTGCTTCTTGCATTGATTTTAATTCTTTAATTTCTTCGAGAAGCTGATCACTAATTTTTTGAATTTTAGGACCAAGATTACAATATTTTTGAGTTACGATTAGCTTAGGTAAATGACTACTAACTTCGTCTTTAGTTCGAATAATAAGATTATCACGAATTTTATCAGTTAGTTCACGTTCATTTCGACTTCCGATTATGAACCCTAAGTTATTCTTTTTAACGTAACGTTTATCAAATGTATTAATATTAGTAAAAATATCTTTTTTAATAAATCTGTAAATACCGAAGATATCTCTTGGATTCTTCTGAATTGGAGTAGCTGTTGCACCGAAAGTATACTTAATTTTATTAAATTTATACAAACTCTTACTTCGTTTAGCGGCATAATTTTTAACATACTGTACCTCATCGGCAAATACATAATCGATATTCATATTTAATAATCGTTCACGTACAAGATCATCATTAAGAGTTTCGTAGTTACAGATTAATAAGTCGCCAGTAAATTGACTATCGAATTTTTTCTTTGCTTTTGCAGTAGTTTCTATAATAGACGGAGTAAGATCACTAAATTTTAAAACTTCGTGATACCATTGAACTTTAAGGCTTGATTTAACTACAATTAAACCAGGTCCTTTTATTTTAAATCGACTTAATAATTCTAAATATAAGTCGATAGCAATTAAAGTTTTACCGGCACCGCAACTAGCTACAATCAAACTTCCTTCATCAATATCGAGCAATTCTTTAACGGCAGTTTTCTGATAGTTATATAATTCAAATTTACATTTGCCAATATTGGCAATTTCAAAATTAGAACAATATAATAATAATTTATTCAGGTTTTCTATCTTCCATTTGCCATTAGAAAATTTAGCTGTTTTAGACAATCCATATAATAACTTAGATAAATCATCTTTCGATAAATTTGTCGGAATTTTGAATTCATTGTTTTGGTCAATATATATTTATAATCACCCCCTTTAATAGTAACTATATTATATCACTTTCGTTTCTTTAATTGCAAATTAAAAAAAGAAAGTTCATAATCGAAGATATTAAATTTAATATTTTCGACTTTAATAGAGGGATCTTTTCTATAAAATTTATTAGACTTATATTTTTTATTCAACGAAATTGAGCGCTTCATTAAATTTATTATCCATATGATCTAATAATTCAATATTTTTTAATACACATTCTGAATTATTACATAATCTTAGAATGCGTTTCATACCAGCAATATAACTTTGAGCATTTTCAATAGCATGTCGTTTTTTATAAAAACGATTATTCAACATATTTTGCTCTTCTTTAATATATTGACTAATGTCATAAGTTAAATTTCGTTCATCAATTGTCATTTATGAATATCTTCCAATTCTTTAACAAGAGTTTTTACATCAGATCTCATTTCATCTATTACAGAAATAATTTCATTTTTCTTGCTTTCAAAAGAAGCAATATCTTGAGCTGTATCTATATTTAACATTTTAATTAAATCGATAACAGTATCTGCATTAAATTCAATATTTAAAAGATCATCTTTTGCTTCTATAATAATATATTCAGCATCTTCGATTTTATTTTTTATAGATTCAAAAATACTGTCATTATAATAACTCATTTAAATTATCCAATTTTTTAAATAATTTTGGCATACTGATACTTACCAAATTATTATACATATTTTTAATTACATCTTCAGGAACTCGATATAATTCATATCTTTTTTTTTGTTGCGTTTAAGATATTCTTCAATATGTAAACGTTCAGGTTCATAATAGTATACAACATAATTATATTTTTCAGCTAATTCAATATAGCGATTCATTTGTTTAATGTGCCATTCAATAGAAGAACAATGAGTTTGATCGACTATTGTCAATGATCCAGTGCTCATTCTATGTTCTAACATTTTATCAAGCAATTCAAACACTAATTTATTATCTTGTTGGCTAATTTGCATTAAGCCAGAAGAATTAACTTCTGGCTCGCGCAACATTAAACGAATTTTATCGCTAGATAATGTATAAATATCGAAATTATTTTCTGTTACGAAAGTACTTTTACCAGCCCCAGGGCAACCTCTTAATAATACAAGTTTATTCACTTTTATTTTACCATATCTGTATAATTAAATACTTCGAGTTTATTTCGAAGAGCATATTCTAATTCTTCTTTACAACCTTGAGAAGTAAAATAATTACCAGCCATTACGATAGCATCACATTTACTTAAAAGATCGATACATAAATCAAGACCGTCTTCATAATTTAATTGACCATCTAAAGTGCCATATGCATGAATCGGACTAATAATAACATAATCTTTTTTATATCGATTAGTTAATTCATATAAACATTTTGTAGCATGTTTAATATTCTTTTTCATATCGCCAGTTGTAAATGGATGACTTAGATATAATAGTTTTTTAGATTTTTCTTTGTATTTAATCATTATTTTCTTGTAGCCTTGATGCGTTCAATACGACCTTTTTCAGTGTCAGAACTATCGACACGTGTAATTTTATATTGTTGATTTTCTTCGACGCCAGTTAAATCAGATTTAAATTCAGAAGCTTCTTTTTTGTTTAATAATTTAATAAGATTATCATATTTTTGAGATAAATCTTCATATTTACGAACAAGATCTTGAACTTCTTTAGCTACTGCAACTTTTGTATCGGCATTCATTTTATCATGATGACCAAATTTAAGAGATACACCAGCATTAAACATCTTTTCAGAGCCCATAGTTGTGCCGATAGACAATAAAGTATTTTCATTAGGGCGATAAAATGCGCCGATAGCTACAGAATTAGCATCTTTATAATTACCGAAACCAATAGCAGCACTGAATTTATCGTTAGGGTTAAAATCTTGTGGATGTAAAGCAGCTAATGCAGCAGTAGCAGCCCCAACTTTATTCACTCGTTGATCTAAATTGGACATACGATTTCTAACACTATTAAGTTCATTACCAAGACTAATAATAGTATTAGTATTTTTAGTAATTTTTTCATTAGTAGTATACAATTGGCTACCGTTAACGGCA